GAAAGATCTAAAGCCTCAACCATTCTTTTGGCTTGTGCTAATAATTCGTATTTATTAACTTCTCCAGCTTCTAATAAATCAGTAATAAATTTTTTACTACTTAATTGAATTTCTTTTTTGTTAGGAAGAAAATTTTGCGTTTCTATTTCCTGTTGACGCATTAATTGAAATAAATCTTTGCTCATAATATTTAAAAAATAAACCTCTTTTAAAAAACTTAATCGGTCAGAATTAAGCATTAAAAGAGGCGTTATTAATTTCGTTAAAGTTCCTGACCGAACTTTTTATTTATGCAAATATAAATAAAAATATTTATTAAATACATAAAAATGTAATTTAGAATATATCTAAATAATTGATATTATAGTTTTTAAAAATATCAACACATTCTATTAATTTGTATTTTTCTTTTGTTATGTGAATTAAATAAAGTCCTTTAATATCTTTATCAAACATTTGTTTATAGATGCTTAATTGCAAACAATAATGATAAAAACTACTATCGTTTAAAAAATTAAATATTCCTTTCATTTTTTTATTGTAAGAATATGTTTCTATTTTATCATTTGTTTTAAAGTCTAAAATATAATAATTATCGTTTTTATCTTTACAAATTAAATCAATTTGACCAGCTAAATTATTATCGTAAACAATGTATTCAGAATGTATTGGAATAAGCCTATTTGTAATAAAAAAATCATTTATAAAGTTAATTGCAATTTTAGATTTTTCTAAAAACTCAATAGTATATTCGATAGGTAAATCTAAAAAATCAAAAATTAAATTATCACTTATAATTCTATATTTTTTATTAGTATAGTCCTCAAATATTTTATGTATTGCAGTTCCTATTTCACAAGATTTTTTTGCTTTATCGCTCCATTCTTTTAAAACTTGCTCTTGTGTTTTATTATCTCTTAAAGCTATTTTTTTACTAAAAAAATCACTATCAAATTCATTTTTAAAATTATGTATAAAAGTAGTTACAGAAGTTAATTGTTTTTTATTTCTAATGTAAGTGTGGCTCTCATTATTAAAAACCACACTTTTATCATTACTATATTTCATTTCCATTTTCGTACATTTCAGCTTCCCAAGCCTCGCTAAATTCTTTATTAGAAAATAACTCAACTAATCCACCAATTTGGCAAAGTCTTAAAACTTCATCTTTATCCATACCTAAATTTTTTGATATTTTTTCATCGCTCCAATTACGTTTTTTTAAATCAATAACGATGTCACTCATAGCTTCAATTTTATGCTTACCCCTTGCTCTGTTATGACGAATTGTTGAGGCAACCCTATCATTTATTTTAGTTCTATCTTCATTAATAGTAACTACTGGCAAATATCCGTGAACACGTTGTTGAATTTCAGCACATTCTTTACCAACTCTATTTCTATGAAATCCATCTATAACCTCTCTTGTTTCTCCGTTTTCTTCTAACATTGATACAATTGGTTGTGTATATCCATCTGCTGAAATAGAAAGCCTTAAAAGTTCCATTTCTGGAGGAGCAACACTATTTGGATTATAATCGTTTGCGTGTACACTATCATTTTTAACCCACAAAACACAATCAACTGGTTCTGTTTTCATTGGACTAATTTCGTGCATTGCTATTTTTATTTCATTCAATGCTTTTACTTTAGAATCAATATCTAAAGTTTGTAATTCGTTTATTAATTCGATAATTTTTGAAGTCATAATTTCTATAATTTAAAGTTATTAATTTCTCTTTGTTCTTTTTTTAATTTTAAATATTTGTTGTAAGCATCTGTTTTATGTTGTGTAAATCCCAATCCTTTGCACCAGTAATCGTTTCTTAAAAGTGATTTGCAAATACGCCTCCAACTTGGAGCAACTCTTTCACTCTCTAAAATAGTTGGTGCTTGGTCAGGCAATCCATCAAAATAATCTCTTTCTTCCCACCATTTAATAAAAGTATAAATTTTGTTTTTATAATGTTCAGCAGTAACTTCAGGTAAAGTATTTAATATTAATTCTGAAAATGATTTCCAGGTATGATGTTGTGGTTTTGTTATTTTACCATATCCGTTTATATTCCCAGTATCTTGAACATATAAAGCACCACTATTTGCGCCCTCAACTCTAGCTACTACTTTTGCCCAAGTTTCAGGTTCAATTAAATGAAATAAATATAAACCTCTTCTTTGGTCATCTCCATAAGGTTGACAAATTCTTTGTAAATGAATTGATAAGCCTGATTTTTGCATTAAATCATACAAATGATTATGTCTTTTGTGTGGATTTTTTCCGTGATAAGTCCAAATATCCTCTGTTTTCCAATCATAAATTGGATAAACATTGAAAACATTATCTGTTACTTTTGTAGTCCATTGCTTTTGATTAAAAGTAATTTTTGAAGTACTTGAAATAGTTCTAAAACGATTTAAACTTTCATCTGCTCTAATACCAACTAAACAAGCGCAAGTTTTACCTTGTGAATACCATTCTCCAAATTCAGGAACAAACTCTTCAAATTCCATTCCGTCACGAAAAAAATGAAAATAATTTTCGTCTGTAATACCTAATTTTGGAACTTCTCTAATCCAATCTTTTTGTACTTCTTTATCCCAACATTTCCAAAATGGTTTAAATACTGAAACCGCATTACGCAAATGTATAGGTAAACAAACCCAATAAACCTCTAAATTGTCTTTGTACATTTCAACACATTCTGTCATATGGTCAATAGTAAGTTTGTATTGTCCTTCCAAATCAACTATTAAAAGTCCTATTTTTCTATTTCTTTTTATAGCTTCATCCATAACAATATGTAACATAACCGTACTATCTTTACCAGCACTAAATGAAAGATATATTTTTTCAAAATTATCAAAAGTATAATTTACTCTTTCTAAAGTTGCATCGTAAACGTTTTTATTTAAGAAATTTTTAGGCATAATTGAAAATTTTGTTGTTCGTATTTATTTATTATTTTTTCAGCTATTTCACACGCTTTAATTCTTTTTTCTTCATCTACAAAACGCCACATTTCCATAGTTATTGAATAAGGTATTTTTGCGTATAAACAACAAGCGGATTGACCTAACCACGCCACACGATTTAAAGAAATATTTGTTAAGTTATGCTCACAAGAATAACCCCACTCATTAATAACTTTATTCATAAATTTTTCAGTTAATTCTGAATCGTTAAACATTTCAATAACTTTTTTTTGAAGTTCTTTTTTTTCTTCTCTTGAAACGTTTCTAAAAAATCCATTTTTAAAACATTCCCATTTTTCATAACGATGGTATATTCTTTCCATAATTAATTAAATAAAAAATGCCTTACTTTTACTCATACGACTGGAACTCGTATTTTCAAAATAAGGCTATTATGTTTTTTTTGTTAGGTAGTTCCAGTACCTTTTTACATTTGCAAATATAAACAAAAATAATTATAATGCAAATTAATTTCTAAATATTTTTTAAATTAAACTCCCTAACTGCTTCACTATTATAATGTACAGGATTTTTTTTCTCACATACAAAGATAATTTCGGGTCTTTCAAATTTCACTTTGAGCAGGGTTTCAGGTTTGGAGTTAAGCTACTATAAACCCTTTTTCGCTTTGTTAAAATGACAACTCATTTTATGCACTCCATTAGTTAAACCGCACATTTTACATTTGCCATTCGGCATAAAATAACTGCAACTTACCTCATCACTTTCAAGTGTGAATTTTCTATAAGATTGTCTAAATTCGTTCGGCTTTGCGGTAAATCTATAACAACATTCTTTTGATGGACATAGTGCGTTATTGCATAATGAAATATCTGGCATAATTTTATTTTTTAGATTTTAATATTTTACGATAAACCTCGTTGACTGATTCTTTGTTAACTCCACGCTTATAATTGAATTGCATTATGCGTTTTATTCGTTGTAGATTTGTCATCTTTCAATTTGTTTAAGTTCTTCTTTTCTTATAAATTCAATTTCTCTTTGAATGTAATCTAACGCTTTTTCAAGGTCTTGAAGTTCATTTTGTTTTTTACCAGCTCGGCAAATATATTTTAAAACATTAAACCTAAAAAAATTAAGTTGGTAATCAATACCTACGTCAATTAAATCATATCCTTTTCCGTTATTATAATGTAATGGTGTCATATTTGTTCTATTTCTTTAAATGTATCAATTATATTATTTCTAACATAACCTGCACAGGTTAGTAAATTTGTAATTATTTCTGCAATTTCTTCTGTTGTTAAATTATCGTGTTCGACTTCTGTGGTATGTGTTTGTCCGTGTGATGTTATTGTTATTTTCATACTTAAAAAATATAGTGGTTAATACTTTTTTGATTTTCGTAGTAGTTCATTGTTGTAAAACTACTTTTTGTGTTCTTAAAATTGGTCTTTACCCAGTCAGATGGTGGACTAAATGCACCGAAATTTTGATATTCAAAAGCAGTTGAACTTGTATGGTCAAATAATAATTGATGACTATCACCTTTGCCAAATTCTATTTGATAATCGTGCAATTTATATTCATCAATGTAGTTTTTAATTTTTTCAATTTGAATAGGGTCAAGTTTAGGTTTAAATCCAAACTTTAAACTTTTGTCATCTTTTCCGTGAGTTAAAATAAAGCATCTATTTTTAAAAAAGTAATGGTCAATGAATTTTCTTTGATTAATTACAAATACATTATCAGGATATTTTAAGTCAATGTAAGTTTTAAATGCTGAATTAACAATATAGCCAAAACTTCCAGCGTGATTGTCATTACAGATATTTACAACCTGTATTTTATCGTAGTATTGAACTAAAGCATCTATTAATGATATTTTAAACTGCAAACCAATATCAAATGCTTTTTGATTATCCATATTTTGCGGTAATTCGTGACCGCCTCGTGTAGTCATAGCGTTGTAACCATCCATAAAATCACCTAATTCGTGTAATAAAAGTACATTTGATTTTTGATTATTTACTATTTCATTTACAAAAATTTCAAGTCTTTTAAATAGTTCAGTTTCATTCCATAAACCATCATACAAAGAGTGTCCATCTGTCACTTTCATACCTATGTGAACATCAGTTATAACTGCTCTGTCAAATAACGCCTTACTTTTTACCTTTTTAGCTTTTACTTCAATCGGTTTAATAATATCTTTAAAGATATTTAAGAAGTCAATTTCATTTTCAACATCAACTTCATTAATCGGCTTTGTAATTACCCATTGTTGACCATTTGAAACGTTTGTTGAAACTCTTACAATTTCGTGATTAGTTGGAATTTCGATTAATTCCTTTTGATTCAGCTTTTCAACTTTAGAAATTACTTCACCATCTTTGTTATAAGTACGTCTAACTTCGGTAAATTCCTTTTGGTGAAATTCTCTAATTTTTTGAAGTTCCTTTATTTGAGTTTCAGACAAATAAAATTTAGGATTGCCCTCGCTTTTATAGTCTTTTTTTAATTCAAAACCTAAAGCTATCGCTTCGTGTGGTTTTAACCTTGTTCTTTGTTTACTCATAATTCATTTTTGATTCGTAAATGTGATATGTTTGTGTTATGTAAACTATTTCTTTTATATTATGATTTGGATAATTAATTTTTTCAAATTCAATATCTGAAATCTCTAATTTATTATTTAGTGAAATTACTGGTGTTATATCTAATTTATTCAAACGATATAAAACTCCTTTTGTTGTTAATTTCAAAATTTTTGCACACTCTTCTAAAGTTTTCATTTTAGTATTTTTTTGGTTATACCATTCATACTTTTTGCATCTTTATCGTAAGCGTCAATCATATAACAAATGTTTTCCATATCGTATATTGGAATTTGTGAAATGCGTTTTATAAAGTTTTCAAAAACTTGGTAAACTTGGTCGGTACTATCACTTAAACTTTCAAAAAATTTATCATAGTGTTGTTGCTCTGCTTTGATTAACAAAGGTAATACTAAATTTAACTTTTGCTTTAGTTCTTTGTTGTAATATCCAGTGTGTTTAATAGCTTCTAATTGATTTAAAGCTATTTGAGTTGACATTACGCTTGTTGTTATTTTATCTACTAATTCCATTACGCTGAAAAATCTTTATAATCGTTAACTTCTATTTCTGATGCGTCATCTAAAATGCTGGTTAGAATTTCTTTTGCTTTGTCTATTTCAGCTTCTAAATATTTAACTCTATTTTCTAATGCTTCAATTCTTAAATATTGGAACTTTTCCAAATCTGTACTTGGTGTTTTGTCTATTGTGTATAATTCGTTGCTCATATATTATTTATTTTTAAATGTTTCGTTGTAGTACTGTTCACCAGTTAAGATATAAGTAGCATTAGAAATTCCACCTGATTTTTTAGTTTGATTTCCGTGTGCATCAATAATCTGTTGCTTCTCCATTTCTTTGGCTTGTTTTAAAATGTCATTCCATTTTGTTGAATGTAAATAATGTAAATTATCTACTAACCATTCTACTGCTGTTTGTTTCATTTTAATAAGTGCTTTTTAATTGTTCAATTGCTTCTTCTTCAAATTCTTCAAAGCAATGCTCTAATAAATCCATTGCATCGATTCCGTTTAACTCTACTTGCCAAAATTCAAATGTTGCTGGAGAACCTGGATATTCGTAAGTTTGTTGTTCCATTGGTTCATAATCATATTGAACATCAAAATCAAATCCTCTAAAATTAATTGTTGCTTTCATTATTTTGTAAATTGATAAGTTGAACCTATTTTATAATTTTCTAATTGTAATTTTTTAGCGTAGTCTATTGCTAATTGTTCTGTTTTAAATATTTTATCTTCGTATGATTTTTCTTTTGTCCAAATATAAAACTCTCTAATTTCTTTCATAAATTTTATTTAATTCTAATTGTACTTTATTAAATCCTTGTTCAAATTCTTCTTTAGTGCAAATAATCGAATCTGCATTAAAAGGAAGTTCAGCGTGTTTTATACCTATTTCGTAATGGTCATTCATATCGGTAACGCAAATACATTTTTTTTCTGAATAAATCTTAAAATAATGTACACCTGTTCTGTAGTAAGCTGGTAAATTAATTTCTACTTCTTGTTCTGTTGTTTTTTTAATTGTAAGTTTCATTTTCTAATTTTTTAATAAATTGGTTTATTTGTTTTTCTAATTCCTCTGGTGTAAAGCCATCTTTTATTTTTTGCTTTACGAATACCCTAATAAGTGTTTTTTTTTCACTTGGTTCAATTGTTTTTCTTCCCATTATGCTCGTGCTATTTGTGTTATTATGTAAATTAAAATAATAAATGCAAATGTCATTTGCGGTTTCTTGTGTTGTAAAAAGTGTTTCATAATAAATGCGCGTTACAGTCGCACCCCTGATTTATTTATTAATTAAATCCAATTCATTTTTAAAAAATAATGATAAGCAAGAGTATAACTTGAAAATAAAAAATAAGAATTTTCCTTATTAAAAGCGATTATCATTCCGCAATCCTTACTTTTTTTGTCGGTTATTTGATTAATATAAAGATTATTTGTTTTAAAGATATTTATTATATCTTCAATACTATACTTTTCTTTGATTTCTGAAATTGTTAATGTGTTTGTCATAATATTTGTTTTTTTATTTGTTGTTATCTGAGTACAAATATATAATCATATTCTAAATTAAAAAACTTTTTTACGATTATTTTTTAAAACATAGTTTATTTATATTGATTATAAATAATAGTCAAGTAAATTGCGCTAAAAACTTGTCGCAAATAATTATAAAATATGCGACAAAAAAAACACCTCAAAAGAAGTGTTTAAAAATTATAAGTAATATTTTCTATACCGATAAGCAAAATAACCCATTATTAAAATAAGTAAATAAAGCCACCACAATGACAAAAAATTAAATTGCTCTTTGTCTATTTGTTTAACTTCAATTTGTGTCTGTTTCTTTATATTTGTTTTAACCGCTTTTTGTTCAATTTTAACCTCTTTTTTACTTTGCTCAATTACTTTATTAGCTTTTACTTTACGATGCTTTAAAACTACGTTTCTGTAAGTTTTACCATTTACGAATATTTCTTTTGTTGAGTCAATTGGAACTATTGTGATTTCATCACTTTCAAAGCAACTAATAACTTTTACATTTGTATCTGTTTTCGTTTCTGTTTTTGACGTGTAAAGTATTTCGATTTGCGTTTCTTCTTTAGTAACTGATTTGTTTACCTTTCGGCTTCCGCAACCAAATATTAAAATACTTAATAATAAGATTAATTTATTTACCATAATATTCAGTTCTAAAAATTTCTATTAATTCATTTATACTATATATCTTACCATCTTTGAAATAAATGTAATAATTATTTTTTAATGGTGTGGTCATATCCTTGAACCACTTTGTAAATGAAATAGTAAAGTTATTTAATTCCATAAATTATATATAATTATGAAAAATACAAATCGCTTTCTTTTTTTCTACGTATGGTTAAACCTCTTACAACTACTCTATTTGCTCTATTCCACTTCATAAACTCGGCTCTAATGCTTAAATCATTTGGATTTTCATTTATTTTTTTCAATAATGTAGAAGTTGAAAACGCTCCAGTTCCAACATTGTAAGCAAAAGAAACTAAACTATTAAATTGATTTTGTGTTAATGGCTTTTTAACAATTGAATTAACTCTCTTTGCAAATTTATCAGCTATATCTTTGAATATTTCAAAAGCATATTCTTTAGTAATTTGAGCATCTAATAAAGTTACTCGTTTACCATTTGGATAGTAAGTATTACCATAACCAATAGTAGGCACTTTTGCTGAACATAAATAAGGTTTAAGCATTAAACCCTCAAACTCACAAATTAATTGATAACCATTTTCGTTTAATTTCATAATCTATTCTTTAAATTCATTAATATCTTTTTTCAAATCCTTTGCTTTAGAAATTATTGATTTTATTATAAAATAAAATGATTTATTGCCTAACTTTTGCGAAGTTTCATCTATACTTTTAATCTCAATATACAACCAAAATACAGTAACTACTTTTGAAATTAATAAAGGAACTCCAAATAAAGTATTATTTTCAATTATATGTTTATCAATAAAAAATCCTAAAATAATTGAACCAAAATAAAAGAAAGTTTTAACTACAATATTAAATAGCTTAGTACTTCTAAAACTACTCCAGCCATTTAATTTAATACTTATATAGATAGCAAATAAAGTATCAAATAAAACCGCTAACCCTGTTAAAATTAACAACCCTTTAATCGGTGTTACAAAAGTAAGCAAACAAATTAACATAGTTTTAAAAAAAGTAAAAAGATATAGTTTCATTTTAAAAATTATTTACTTCTTTAATTGGAATAAAAAACTTCATAACCAGCTTGTTCAAGTGCAACTTGTACGTAAGCTAAAGCAGTTTCAATAGTTTGTGTTTCTCCATCTT